CGCTATGACTTGGTTAAGGTCTGGCTTATTGAATATAGCCACTTCGTGGCCGAGGTCATCAAGAACTTCGGAGTAATCCCAAATTAATGATTCTATTGCTCCCCACCCCTTGGGGGGTATCGACATCAGACCCGGACCTATTATACCTATTTTCATTTTTTTATTTTTTCTATTACTGATTCGTACTTGGATATTATACTATCCCAGCCAAACTCTTCAATACAATATTGCCTAATTTCTTCTCTTAGGTTTAACGAAGTCTTTCTGTTTTCCTCTATGGCTC